GGGGATAAAAAAGAATATACAGAGTTATTAAAAGAAACCCACAGGAGGTTTATAGATATTTATGGCAAAATATACTGATAAAGAGTTTTTGGATATTGAATTGAAAATGGGGGTTAGTTTAGATAATCCGCAATTCATGGATTTAGCAAGAAATACAGTTGCTCAACTCAATGGATATGGCTCAAAGATTCTGGATTATGGTTGTGGAGTTGGTGCATACTCAAAGGCAGCAATCGAACATGGATTCGAGGTTTATGCATTTGAGAAATTCAAGGCTCACAAAGATTATTTAAAGATACATTTACCTGAATTAAAGATTGTAAGCAAACTGCCAAAAACGGATATATTGATGTTTATTGAAACTGCAGAGCATATGACAGACAATCAGATTGCTTTGATATTCGAGCAGATCAATCCTATATGGATTCTGTTTAGCAGTACAAGTCAAAAGACTGCCAATGATGAAATGTGGGGACATATAAACGTAAAAGAACAAAAAGAGTGGGATGATTTCTTTTTGCAGTTAGGTTATAGAGTTCACAAACAAGTTACACTTCCCACAGAATGGTCAAAGATTTATCAATTAATGTAAGATGAAAAAAGGATCGGCAGATAAAATAAAAGTTACCTTTGGTAAGCGAAAAAGAGGAAAGGCAAAAAGAGCCTTTAATAAACATGACAGAAAAGAAAGAACATACAGGGGACAAGGTAGGTAGACCTACAAAGTACAAAGAGGAGTTCTGCAATATGCTAATTGAGCACATGGCAGACGGTTATTCCTTTGATTCCTTTGCAGGAATTGTGGAGGTTCATATTGATACTTTGTACGAATGGGCGAAGGTGCACAAAGAATTTTCCGATGCCAAACATATAGGGACTGCAAAATCAATGGCATGGTGGGAGAAAGTTGGGAGAATGGGGATGATCAATGAGATACCATTTTTCAATGATAGAATATGGAGGCTGAACATGATTAACAGATTCAGGAATCAATGGTCAGATGGTACAAAGAATGAAAACAACGATAAAGTAAAAACTGAAATAGTTGTCAAATACGGAAATAAACCAGATAGACCTGTGGCTACCGATAGCACATCAGACACAACAAAAAGTTCTGGATTGTGATGCAAGGTTCATTGTTTTAATGTGTGGTCGAAGGTGGGGTAAAAGTGTAATCAGTCAATCATTGGCTATTGAGAATGCCCTTCATGGAAAACTTGTAGCATATATCACTCCTACATATGGATTGGCTAAAATCTTCTATGAGGAAATAGCAAACAGATTAGATGCTGTTATTGCATCAGGCAATAAGTCAGATTTAGTCTTTAACTTTTTCTCAGGTGGATCAATCAGGTTCTTTACAGGTGAAAGGTTAGATAACCTGAGGGGACAGAAATTCCACATGGCTATCATTGATGAGGCATCCTACATTCCTAATCTTGAACATGGTTGGCTAAATGCCATCAGACCTACCCTCACAGATTTTAGAGGTAAAGCAATATTCCTGTCAACTCCAAAAGGGCAGAATTACTTCTATTCCCTGTACATGAAGTCAGGGGAAAATGGTTGGCAAAGTTTCAAATTCACTACATACGATAACCCTCATATAAATCCAGAGGAAATAGATGATGCCAGAACGCAATTGCCTCCTGCAGTATTTGAGCAGGAGTACATGGCTAATCCTATGGAAAATGCCTCAAATCCATTTGGCAGTCAGTTCATAAAACAATGCACTAAACCAATAAGTGCCTCTGAGCCTCTTTATTTTGGCATAGATTTGGCGAAGTCTGTGGATTGGACTGTTATTATTGGTTTGGATCAAAATGGCAATGTTAGCCTTCTAAAACGTTTCCAGAGGGATTGGGGCAGCACTAAGCAGGAAATCCTAAACTTACCCAGAAAACCAATAGTAATTGATTCCACAGGTGTGGGTGATCCTATTTTTGAAGATTTGCTTAGGCAAGGGATTAATATTCAGGGAGTTAAGTTTACAAGTCAATCCAAACAGCAATTAATGATGGGGTTGCAGACTGCCATACAAACAGGCAGGATCGGTTTCCCTGAGGGGATCATTACTCAGGAGTTAGAAATCTTTGAGTACCAATATACTCCAACAGGGGTGAAATATTCTGCACCATCTGGTTTTCATGATGATTGTGTCATGGCTCTTGCTCTTGCATGGCACAATATGAACTTTAAAGCAGGTTCTGGAAAATATAGTTTCCTTTAAAAAAAAAGTTTAAAAAATATTTGGTGGATATAAAAAAAGGTTTATCTTTGATGTATCAAAACAACCAAACATGAAAAATTTAACAATCGGTAATCAGGTAGTAAGAACAAAGGGTGATTACACAATCGGTAGAGTTGGGAATGTAATATCAATTGACACAGAAAAAAACAAAGTACAGGTTGAGTGGTTTCAAGCAACTTGGGAAGATGGAAGTTTCGAAATCCCAAAAGTAAAAACATGGGTAAAATCTGACTGCATAACTCCAACAGATATTCCATACAGATTAGAGTTCTACAAATTGAAAAACGGACTATCAGCAATCAAATACATCAAACTTTAAAACAAGGGGAGCAATCCCCTTTTAAAACCACTATTATGACAAAGCAAGAACAAATTAAAGATTTAAGAGATCAGTTAGACAGTTTGAATTTAGAAATGCCACAATCATTTTTTGATTTAGAGCAAAGAAACAAAACTGCATTTTTAATTACCATGCAGTTGGAGAAATTAGAAAATCCAATAGCATACAATGAAAACGAAAATCATTGGGAAGGTTACGAATTAAGATTCTAAAACAAGGGCAGCAATGCCCTTTTAAATCATTATTATGAAAAAAGAAAACTTAAATTTAATTTTAGCTTTATTGATCGGTGCAATCATTATTGGTTTAATACAAGACAATTATTCATTATGAAACAACAAACGGCAGTAGAATGGTTAGTTGAACAATTTCAAAAAACCTTTTCAGAATATATAAAATTGAATCCTGATTGGGAAGTTATTGAACAAGCAAAAGAAATGGAAAAGCAGCAAATTAAAAATGCTTATCAAGAAGGGGATGGGGATGAATATTATTTAGAAGAAAATAAAATTTGGTCAGAACAATATTATAACGAAACATATAACCAATGATTACGAATTTTGAAAATGAAACCTGCCCTCTTTCTGATGATGAAAAGCAATTTGTGCCTTTGATCATTCAGGGACTATCAACCAAAACAAAAGACAATCCTATTAAATCAGATTCTATCTGTGAGAAGTTAAATGAGAAGTACAATTACGGATGCAAGATGACAGGAGCAAGGCTGAGAAAGATCACAAACTTTATCAGGAGTGAAGGCATCCTGCCTGTGATAGCAACCTCAAATGGGTACTATTGCAGTTATGATAAAAGAGAGATTGAGGATCAGATTAAGAGCCTATATGAAAGGGCAGAGGCAATCACAAAAAGTGCTGATGGTTTAAAAAAGTTTTTAAATAATTAAAACATTTGTTTATATTTGTAAAAACCACTATTATGAAAATCGAATTAATTAAAGAAACAGACTTAGCAGGACATTCAATGTATTTCGTTACAATAGATAACAAATACGTTTCAGGATCAATGGTAGCAAATGAGGAAAAGGCACTTGAAATGTATGAGTTTGCTTTAGCGAATAGGGGAGAGAAAAAAGTTGAAATTATAAAACAAACAGAGATATGATCGGAGAACTATTGAAAAAAACAAGACAAGAACAAAACCTAACCCAGAAACAATTAGCTGAGAAATCAGGCATCAGCTTTGTTTCGATAAACAGAATTGAAAATGGCAATCCACCCAGACTATCCGTTGTTGAGAAAATTTTTTCAGCTTTGGGAAAAAGAGTCACAATCAACATTTCAGATTATACTGAAATACATGGTTAGTATTTTATGGATCACAGCAGCAGTATTGATATGTTTCCCTATTGTTGCTATAGGTTTATATTATGCATTTATGGAATGGTACGATAAAATTCACTATTAAATGACTTGGCAAGATATTAACGTATTTCAATTTCAGCAGATAGTAAAAGCAAGAGAGGAAAAAGACTCTATTGAAAGAGATAGTAAACTTATTGCAATAATAAATGGATGGACTGAAAGAGATGTTGACTCTTTACCTGTTTATGAATTTGCAAAACAGAAGCAGAAATTAAATTTCCTAAATGATGACATATCAGGAAAGCCTGTTGACTACATAACTGTAAATGGTCACAGGTATAAGTGTATTTACGATATAAGGAAAATTAATGCAGCAAGATATATTGAAAGCAAAACATTTGCTCAGGAACTTATACCTAACCTACATAAAATAGCAGCATCTTTGGTTCATCCAATGAAGAAAGGTTTATTTA